AGCCATAACGGCGACCTGTATGTCGATGAAATATTCTGGATCCCGAATTTTCAGAAGCTGCGCAAAGTCGCATCGGGCATGGCCTCGCAAAAGCATCTGCGCTCAACTTACTTTTCGACACCTTCCACGCTGGCGCACGGCGCTTACCCCTTCTGGTCTGGCGAGCTGTTCAACAAGGGGCGCGCCAGTGCCGCTGACCGCATCGAAATCGACATCAGTCACAGCGCGCTCGCCGGTGGGCTTCTTTGCGCTGACGGACAGTGGCGGCAGATTGTCACTATTGAGGACGCCCTTGCCGGTGGTTGCACCCTGTTCGACCTCGACCAGCTCAGACGCGAAAACAGTGATGAGGACTTTAAGAACCTGTTTATGTGCGAGTTTGTCGACGATAAGGCATCGGTATTCCCGTTCGAGGAGCTGCAGCGCTGCATGGTCGACGTGATGGAAACATGGGAGGACTTCGCCCCGTTCGCCGACCATCCATTCGGCTCGCGCCCGGTCTGGATTGGCTACGACCCGTCCCACACCGGCGACAGTGCCGGATGTGTCGTACTCGCGCCGCCGGTGGTTTCGGGTGGCAAGTTTCGCATGCTGGAGCGTCACCAGTGGAAAGGCATGGACTTTGCCGCGCAGGCAGAAGGCATCCGCAGGCTCACTGAGAAATACAACGTCGAATACATCGGCATTGACGCGACCGGCCTCGGTCTCGGCGTATTCCAGTTGGTGCGCTCATTCTACCCGGCGGCTCGCGGTATCCGTTACACGCCAGAAATGAAAACCGCAATGGTGCTCAAGGCGAAAGACACGATTCGCCGGGGCTGTCTGGAGTACGACGCCGGGGCAACCGACGTCACGCAGTCGTTTATGTCCATCCGCAAAACCATGACCAGCAGCGGGCGCAGCGCCACCTATGAGGCCAGTCGCACCGAGGAAGCCAGTCACGCTGATATCGCATGGGCCACCATGCACGCCCTGTTAAACGAACCGCTTTCTGCCGGTAGCGGCATGCAGCCTAAATCTATTCTGGAGTTCAACTAATGGGTAAGCAAAAATCCCGTAAAGCCGCCGCGCAGAAAGCCCGCGCACCACAGCAACTAAAAACCAGCGCCCCTCAAAAAATGGAGGCGTTCACCTTCGGTGAGCCGGTGCCGGTGCTCGATAAACGCGATATTCTGGATTACGTCGAGTGCATCAGTAACGGCAAATGGTACGAGCCGCCGGTCAGCTTCTCCGGGCTGGCAAAAAGCCTGCGCTCAGCCGTACATCACAGCTCGCCGATTTACGTTAAACGCAACGTGCTCGCGAGCACCTACATTCCGCATCCGCTGCTGTCCCGTCAGGATTTCAGCCGCTTTGCGCTCGACTATCTGGTATTCGGCAACGCCTTTCTTGAGCAGCGCCACAGCGTCACCGGACAGTTAATCAAACTGCTGACCTCACCGGCAAAATACACCCGGCGCGGGGTCGATGACTCGGTTTTCTGGTTTGTGGAAAACTTCACTCAGCCGCATGAGTTCGCACCCGATACCGTGTTCCATCTGCTGGAGCCTGATATTAATCAGGAGATTTACGGCCTGCCTGAATATCTCAGCGCGCTTAATTCCGCCTGGCTGAATGAATCCGCGACGCTGTTCCGCCGCAAGTATTACCAGAACGGCGCGCACGCAGGTTACATCATGTATGTGACTGACCCGGCGCAGAGCGCGACCGACGTCGAATCGCTGCGCGAGGCGATGCGCAACTCGAAAGGGCTCGGCAACTTTAAGAACCTGTTTTTCTACGCTCCCGGCGGAAAACCGGACGGCATCAAAATCGTGCCACTGAGCGAGGTCGCCACAAAGGATGACTTTTTCAACATCAAAAAAGCCAGCGCCGCCGACCTGATGGATGCGCACCGCGTACCGTTCCAGCTTATGGGCGGTAAGCCCGAGAATATCGGCTCACTCGGTGACGTTGAGAAGGTGGCAAAGGTCTTTGTGCGTAACGAGTTATCGCCGCTACAGGACAGGTTCAGGGAGGTAAACGACTGGCTCGGCATGGAGGTCATCAGGTTCAAAGAGTACACCCTCGACAACCCGGAATAATTCCCCCTCAAGCCGCCAGTATTGGCGGCTTTTTCATACCCCGCCACCATCACGCCTCAGACGCGCCACACGCGCACGAACACACACGACCACCAACGAAGCGACAGCAACCACGATAGCGCCATTACGAGGCGCTCAGACGATAATTTTTATCATTACGCACCACCGCTGGCGCGCAATGCTTTCCCCGCCACGCCTGCCCGCTTTATGGGGCGGTTTTAATGCAGTAGCATGACCACTCTGGATCCGCGCCAGCTCTGGCGGCGCACGGCCATAACGGGAAAGTCTGACGCATGCAAAACCATGCACCTGTTGCATGCACTTTCCGCTGATGAATATTTTTTGATTTGCTAGTTAATAAATTCACACATATTATTTAAACAGTGTCATAAAAGCAGCAATCATACTCCCTAATGCGCCTAAGGCTGCAAAGCCAGTAGCCCATACCATAATTCGTTGATCTCGCACATTTTCTTTATAACGTTGTTCGATTTTATTAAAATTAGCTAAGGTATTAATCGCTTTTCCAGTGGGCCTATAACCAACTTTGCTTCTTGTCAGATCTCCATTGTCTACAAGTGAGTCAAGGCATAAACGAAGTTCTTTTTGGAGCCTTGACTTATCATCATGGTAAATCCACAACTTACCAGCAATATCACTCAATATAAGAAATTCGCTAAACGACTCTTCACCTTTCTGCTCCCTATAAAGTCTGACAACAGAAGTCAAAACAGTCATCACATCAGTAATTTCCTGCTTAGTCTGCCGATATAAATATTTCTCACGGCTAAATTTCTTGTTTTCTGAATCAGCAAATCGTCTAAACTTCAACCTCTTAAGGAAAGTAAGATCATTTAATGAGTTAAACTTCAACTCATGTGCATGATAATAATAAATACCAGAAAAAGAATTATCTTTAAGAAACGCAGGATTGAGCGTTGAATCAATGCAAAATCTGTTATCTTGAAAATCCCATTTTCTTGCCTTTATTTCCCCGTCAATATATTTATCAAAAAGATAATCATCACCACACTCATCTTTAATATAAACAGAAAACATATCGTAATTTATGGCATTCTCGTAAAGCAAACTAATTATGCCATCATCTGGTGTTCGTTTTTCCTCAAACAGCTCAAGATATTTTGCGACAATTTTATTTGTATTTTTCATACCATCTACTTTCCCCTAACATCCCCGCTAACATAATGCTGCTAAGTAACTAACGCCTCGCTAGACTCGTTGTTCAACCCCGCCAGTACTGAAAACACGTTTCAGCACCGTCGGCGTGTCACTATTATTACTTAATTTTCGAGTATTGAATCGACCTCACCCGTTCGAACATCGATGCGCGCCGCTACGGTCTGTTTTACCACGCCACCATAAGCATTAGTGCCGCGAAACGTAGTTTTTACAACGGCATGCGGATCTTTATTCAAAATCAGATGGTAGACCGTTGAAACATGCTTATAAGAGGAATCATCATTCATGCTGGCTTTTATCAGCTTCTCTAACGGGCGATAAGAGCCATCCCAACCGCTAAAATTACCCTGAAATGCGTCAAGGTTGATTTTATTATTTAGGGATTGTGGATCCTTCTCGAAGTCGTTGAAACACCACTCCAACACATCACCGAGCTTTAACGCATCATCTTTCGTAAAAGTGTACTCACTCATACAGGCATAAAAAGCATCAGCAGAGCTTACCGGTACACCTTTGAAGCCAACATAGCCTTTAACGATATCGTGCCGGGTTTCTTTTGGCTCATTGCGATATTCTTTGAGGGTCTTATCTGCGTACTCAAACGTTGGCGTAGTCGGTTCCGCTTTAACCTCCGGCACTTCAGCTTTTGCCACAGGCTGACTTTTTTCAGTCGGCCATACGATTGAGCCAATAACACCCAGCGCCAGACAGCCACCGAGATAAACCGCACTGGAGCGCTTACGGTTCGGCATTCGAACCAGCGACGGCTTGATTAACCCCACGATAAAAGCAATAAAGAGAGCCAGAGATAAAAATGCTATTACGGTATCCATGATTTTCCTTTATGTGTAATCCCCATACAAAACAACCCCATGCTATCAAACATGGGGTCGAGGGTTGCACATTTTTCAGGGATTAACGCCAGCTCTCATCTTCCCACACTTCCTTAAGGATGCTATCCAGCGCTTCGCGGTCTGAATCTTTATCGAATCCCATCAGCTCGACACCGGTCATAGCTCCCTTTTTAACAGTAACGCGCGTTGAGGGGAAAACAGACTGTATTCGCTTGGTCAATTCGCATTGAAAAGCATCAATTACCGGCTGGCCGATTTTTTGGTCTTTGTCCAATGTGATATTTACTTTCACCTTGCCCTCATTTGCAAAGGTTCCATCAACAGGTGGCGCGGAAAAAACAACAGAAAAATTATTATTTTTCATTAGGTTGCCTCTTGCTATCTCCGCGATTAAATTCAATGCAATTTCACGATCTCTTTCCTTACAAGTACCTTCAGCAGTCAGACGCGCAATCATTTCGACCCGCTCAATCATAACGTGCTCATTTAGCTCTCTATCCACACAACCTCCATTACGAGATACTGTATATGCATACAGTAACACGTAATAACAAAAAGTGTGAAGAAAAAATCACAGTTAAACACACTGTATGTACATGATATGGATGAATATTAACGATTATATTTTCGTTGCTAGTTCAGCTAAAGCCGCAACACGATTGAGGATTATCCTAGCCTTAGCCTGATACGATGGTGCTGCGGTAAATATTTCTCCCTTGGCCGTTCCTCTCAACCATTTACCGTTAAAGCAACTTTTACCACCGGCCATCAGGTGCAGGGCTTCGCCCCGACTGATTGTGATGCCGGTAGTCAGATGTATCTCGTCGATAGTTTTCGCTATAGCTGCGTTTTGCTCATCCGTTCCGTGGATAAATTTTCGCCGTATTGCTGGCTTTTGCTTCCTGAGTCGGTTTGTCAGCTCTCGTTTTTCACGTCGACTTAGGGGTTTAGATAAATCGAGTTCCGGTGGATCGCTTTCGCTTCCCGTACAGTTATTGACAGAACTCCGAGAGGGCGCAGGAGCGCCCTTAACGTCAACGGCCAAATCAACGGCACGCTTCGGCACAATTTTCCACTGCGTTAGCCGGGTTAAAATCGGAGTGCCAGCACCAATAGCGGAATCGTATACGCCACGAATGCAGACGGTTTCCTCACCATACTGATTAAACTCGGTGCGCGGTTCATACAGTGTGCGCACCTGCAAATCATCGCGACGGACAAACGGCCCACCCTGCGCATTAACGTAACCAGCCCAGTCACCGGCGTCAGCGGCATCATGGACGGCGGCAAACTCAACGCTCAGACCGTGCGCGGCCTCGGTATCAGCGAGACGACGCAATTCACGGTAGACCGTCACCGGCGCACCGCCGATAAACTGAAACTGACGGATGTGCCAGCGCGCCGCCCATGCTGATACAGCGGGGGCTGTCTCTTTCAGCAGCTCACCGCTTTCGTCATCGATTTCACCATCGAGAGCATAACCGTCGATGTTTTTAGAAATGTATTTCGCGACATAGCCGGTAGCACTGCCTTTCTCCGGGTCGATAGCCTCAGCATAAAAGCGGGCTTTTTTAGCCTTATCACTTTTAAGTTCGTGGCGGTCTTCCTCCCATGCATAATCGCGGATGATGAGGCGCACGCGCTCGACGTCTTCTGGCAACATGAACATAAGCATGTGCCAATGCGGCGTTCCGTCGTGATGAGGCTCGGCAACACGTATGCCGAAAATGCGAATTTCTTCCCGATGTAGCTTGGCACGAATGCGCGCCCAAAGGCCGGCTAGGTAGCTCTGCGTGTCCGACGGGCTGGCGCCGTTCCATTTGCTGTTACGGTATCCCGCTTTAGTCGTGGCATGATATTTAGACGGTGCGGTCAGGGTGTAAAACTCCCCGACGTATCCGAGTTCATTGCAGATATTTTCAAACCCACGGATGCGGGTCATCAGCTCGCAGCGGCGTATCGCAGGGTTAGCGACCGAGCCGTCAAATTTTTCAATCAGGCTGATACGGTTGCCGTCTTCGTCTTCGAGATCCAGACCTTTGAGAAATTCACGAGTGCGGCGCTTTTGTTCACGCCAGTCAGTCACGCAGTTTTTACTCGCATAGGCATGCTTTTTCTTACTGACGTTACCGACAGTAATTTGCAGATGTTCGCGCCATGCAGCCGCAATGCGACGCAGACGACCACGCCACCACACATCGTTAAACATGCGAGCGATGGCCGGGGCGATTTCATCTTCTCCGACATATTTCTTTGTCACTCGCTCCCAATGCGGAGGGGTAACATTGAATTGCAGAGAAATAAAACCGGCGCGCATGTACCAGGTGTACAGCGTTTTAAGCTCGCTAAATCCGGTGTCATCAATGTCAGCCAGTTCAGCACGAATGAAATTAGCGATATCAGCAGCCAGTAGGTCAATATCGGCGCGCGACATATCCGGGAGGCGGTTATATCTGGCTACCATATTGACCATGCGTGATGCCAGATATTGCATAAGCTTGGTATCAAAATGGCCACCGAAAACAGCGGTTGATACATTGCTGTTGATGCCAACGCACTCGTATTTTTTTGCTACCAGTTCAAGACGTGGCAATGCCTTTTTGCAGAAGCTGATTAAAAAGTCATTGGCTCGTTGACTGCCCTGATTTTGTGCCAGCACTGCAGCGGTGCGATAAACATCAAATCGCACGCACTCTGGCTGGAGAGAAAGCACCTTTCTCGCATGCAGCAAAGCCGCGAACATACGGTCGCGGCGATACTGTTGGTCATAGGTAAGATATGGGCTGGCTATTGCCTGTTTTGGAAAATTCCATACAAAGGCATAATCAATCTCACCCGTAGCCTTTGCTGAGACAGGAGTGTCTATGACTTTATTCACTGAAGAAGATCCCACCCAACGCCGCTATGTTGATTTGATTACAGAGGTGACAGCTTTCGAAGCTACGAAAGAACCAATGAAGATCATTTCCGCATCCGACATGCTGGGCATTTGCGATGCTTTTCTTTCTGAGACTCAATGCCACATAGCAGACCGGCTACCTCTTTCAATAGCTGGTCGGCATGAGCTAGGTCGGAAAATTGAGTGGAATTGTCCACATAGCTGGAAACCACGCGAAGAATGGTCAATACATGTTCGGCACGCCTTACAAATTTTAAATCGACGTTATTTGGATACCCCAGTATCTCAACTGGATGACTGGCAGACCTGGGAAGAACTATCGACAGATATTCATGTGTCGGCTCGCTGTACTCGGCGGACTGTTGAGTTTTATCGCTCTGGCAATCCCCAGCATTTACCGATGTCGACTGAGCTTTTTGCTGTTCCCGAAGTTTTTTCAAAATTTGTAGCTTCGATTCTTTCGGGTGATATTCACCCTGTTTGGATGTGGCATGCTGACGCAGCCAAAACGCCGCGATGCCTCGATGGGCTTTATCCCAAATACGCGCCGCTTTCTTGAGCTGGCTTAGTGGTCTGGTAGTCATATCGCACCCCGATAGTGTTTTAATTTAAGTTCGGCGATTTGCTGGCAGGTCACGCAAAAAGCCACGCCCGGAATCGCAGCGCGGCGAGCTTCCGGGATTGGTGCATCACATTCTTCGCAAAGAAAACGGGAAGGCGCAGCGATACGGCTGCGCGCGTTGCTGATGTAGCGCTCGCGGTCTTCCTGCTCGCGCTTTTGTGCTAAATCCATTGCGTCGGCCATTAGTGCAGCTCCTGTGATTCATTCTCAAAGCTGGTTGCTTCACGACGCAGCAGTTCGGCAGCTTCGGTGCAGCTCATACCCTCTTTGGTGATATGGATAGCCAGCGCCTCAAGGCGGATGGAAACAGCGAGCGCGCGGTCTTTACGCTCTTCTTTTTTTGCATCGGTCAGCAATACGGCCAGCGCATCACTATCAGTGTTAAAACTACGGATTTCGGTATTACGCATAATTGATTCTCCTGATTTCGGGCAATAAGAAGCCCGGCGGGTTTACGCCAGATAATTTCTTTTGTTTAATTAGCTATAACCAAATACGACGGCTGGTTTACTTTTCAATTGGCTGATAATTTCAGCTTTCAGGCTATCTTTAAACTGCTTGCAGCACTCCCATTCCGGGTCAACTCGTAAAATTATCCCATCGCGGGTTTTAATTTCAAAACCGTCTTCCATGTTCGGAATCATGGCACCTAAAACAATCCTTAATTCATCGCGTGACATGTTTAACCCCTTTAATAATAAAGTGGACAATACGAATAATTAAAAAACCTGACGATTTCGGCGGCTTTGTTTTCAGCCCTTTTAATAATTCGGACTGTGAGTGGCTCGGGTGCCAGCGCTTGCCGTCCTTACCTGTGATCCAGCCGTGGCCGTAGTGCATGCCGGGGCTTTGCTTGACGAGCAGAGACGCGAATGACGGTTCACCTTTCAGCATACGCACCTCAAATAAGCCCGAACGATGCGCCAATACCGCTCATGGTATCGACCACGCTCGACATAGCGGGATTAGTCTGCAGACGCGCATGCAGCGTCAGGGCCGATAATGACAACATGCGAATGCCAGCATTAACGCTTTCAATCATGTTGTGCTTACGGGCAGAGGTCAGACGTTCATCAGATACCGCACCGCTTGCCAGTTCGCCGAGTTCACGCATTGCGCGCATGACATAAGACTGCAATTTATCTTTAGCCAGCTCATTAACCGGCACGCATGGCAGGCAATGAATCTGCGCCAGAAAACCATCAACAAGGGTTGAGTCTTCGGTCAGGTCAGTCAGCAGCCACAATTCAGGCGGCGTGAACTGGTGAGGCTGTTCCGGGTTGAGCTTGTTACGTAACGTCTGAACATTCATACCCGCACGCTCGGCAAGCTTCGCCATGTTGTGACGCTGCGCAAAAGCCCGGCACGCTTCGTCATAGTGGGGATGTTTGGAAATCTGAAAATCAAACATGTTGAGCCCTCAAAATTCACATAAAGTGAATTACGCACCAATAACGAGTTGAAAACGGGAATGGCCCAATGCCTTACGCATCTGTTCCTCTTTCCAGCGGGCATAGTAGATACGAACTTGACCGCCAGCACGTTTACAGCCCTTACGGATAACGCGAGGTTCGATAGGTAAACGCGGGTTATCTCCGGTAGTCCAGCGGCGCGCGGTGCGGTATGACACCCCCTCAAGTTCTGCAAACTGTTGCAGGGTGACGATGGGGGCAGGCACTTTGATGATTGCGATTTCAGAAGCCATGTTGCATGATTCCCTATTTGCCAAAGATTGCAATTAAAGGGCCACCGTTTGCCAACATAGGGCCATCAATTGCGTAGGTTTAGCCAAAATATACTTCCCAATTGAGAAGTAGTAAATAGGTTTTATCGATATGAGAATAGATTCTTTAGGATGGAGCAACGTTGATGTACTGGATCGCATCTGCGAGGCTTACGGGTTTTCACAGAAAATTCAGCTAGCTAACCATTTCGATATTGCATCGAGCTCCCTCTCTAACAGATATACCCGAGGCGCTATTTCATATGACTTTGCGGCACACTGCGCTCTTGAAACAGGGGCCAATCTGCAGTGGTTACTTACAGGAAAAGGGCAACCGTTCACATCTTCTGCGACAGCAGGGGACACAATGAGCATCGAGTTATTCACATTAAGTGAAGAAATACTCAAAAGTGATGGTTCTATAACAGTCGACGCTCATTTTTTCACAAAGCCGCTTACAGATGCGATGGCTATACGAACGGAAGGAAAACTCCATTTCATTGATAAGCAGGCATCACTCTCTGACGGCCTTTGGCTGGTCGACATAGAGGGTGGAATTAGTATTCGAGAGCTAACAAAACTCCCGGGTAGAAAATTGCACGTTACTGGTGGAAAGGTTCCTTTTGAGTGCGGTATTGATGACATAAAGACGCTGGGTAGAGTGGTAGGTGTGTACAGCGAGGTTAATTGATGACTGTCCGTAAAAACCCCGCTGGAGGTTGGATTTGCGAGCTTTATCCTAACGGGGCAAAAGGCAAGCGTATCAGAAAGAAATTCGCCACCAAAGGTGAAGCGCTGGCCTTTGAACAATACACCGTACAAAATCCGTGGCAGGAGGAAAAGGAAGACAGGCGAACGCTAAAAGAATTGGTCGACGCATGGTATAGCGCTCATGGTATTACCTTGAGAGACGGACTAAAACGCCAGCTAGCTATGCACCATGCCTTTGAGTGTATGGGCGAACCACTCGCACGCGATTTCGATGCACAGATGTTTTCCCGCTACCGGGAAAAGCGGCTAAAGGGTGAATATGCCCGTTCAAATAGGGTTAAAGAGGTTTCCCCTCGCACACTTAATCTTGAACTCGCTTACTTCCGCGCGGTGTTCAATGAGTTAAATCGCCTCGGCGAATGGAAGGGTGAAAACCCTCTAAAAAATATGCGCCCTTTCCGCACAGAAGAAATGGAAATGGCCTGGTTAACTCACGACCAGATTGCGCAACTGCTCGGAGAGTGCAAACGCCATGACCACCCTGATTTAGAAACAGTGGTGAGAATCTGTCTCGCCACTGGCGCTCGATGGTCAGAGGCTGAGAGCCTGAAAAAAAGCCAGCTCGCGAAATACAAAATCACGTACACCAACACAAAAGGCAGAAAAAACCGCACAGTTCCCATCAGTAAAGAGCTTTATGACTCCCTACCTGATGACAAAAAAGGCCGACTGTTTAGTGATTGTTATGGGGCGTTCAGGTCTGCTCTGGAAAGGACAGGCATCGAATTACCGGCCGGGCAACTTACCCACGTTTTACGGCATACCTTCGCCAGCCATTTTATGATGAATGGTGGTAATATTCTGGTCTTGCAGCGCGTGCTTGGTCATACCGACATAAAAATGACGATGCGATATGCGCACTTTGCCCCTGACCATTTAGAGGATGCCGTTAAACTTAATCCACTGGCGATGAGTGGCGATAAAATGGCGGTAGAAATGGCTCAAACTGGCCCTTAG